CCGCCGTTGGGTCCGCAGCCAGCACCAGCGGACCCGTCATCGTGCCGCCAGCCTTGTCGAGCTTGCCGCTGATCGCCGTGGCCGAGGACGTGTCGCCCACCAGATCCCACTTGCCGTTGGCGTTGTAGATCAGGAACTGGCCTGCGGCCGCGGTCGTCGGGGCCCCATTCAGCCGGGTGGCCCAGGACGCATCGATCGTGCCCGTGGTGGAGACGGCATAGTAGTTCCCCGTGACGGGCGTCCCGGTGAGGGCATAGGCCAGCGTGACGTTCACGGTTCCGAGGTAGGCTGCGGCGATCGGCACCAGCGACTGGTCGATGACACCAGCCGCATTCAGCTTGACCACCTTGCCGGCGTAGGGCGCCGAGCCACCCACGACCGTCTGGTACGGGCCGTTGTCCACGTATTGCTTCGTCGCGGCCTCAAGGGCGGCAGCCGGGTCTGCCGGCAGCACCAGCGGCCCCGTCATGGTATCGCCCGCCTTCTTCACGTTCAGGCCGTCCTGGGCGTCCACGTAGGCCTTGGACGCGGCGTGGGCGGGCTGGGTCGGCAACCCGTTCAGGCTCAGGTCACCCGTCAGCGTGCCGCCGCTGGTGGGCAGGCGCTGGTTGACCGCCGCCGTCGCTGCCGCACTGACGGCATCCAGCTGCTGCTTGGTCACCGCTCCCAGCGCCACTGCGGCATCACCTGACAGAACCAGGAGGCCCGTCATCGTGCCGCCCGACTTCGCCAGTTTGGCATCAAGTGCCGCCTGCGTGGCCGCATTGATCGACGTGCTGGAGGCGCTGGCATAAGGCAGCGCGGACCAAGTGGCCGAACCGTCGCCCACCTTGATGCGGATGTCGGTTGCCGACACGCGCTCGATGCCGATCTCGCCCGAGCCCAGCACGATGTTGTTGGCAGCCCAGTCGGCGGTGCTGCCGACCAGTTGCCGCATTCTCTTGAATTCGTCCACGGCTGTGTCTCCTTATGCTGCGGGCGTGGCGGGCGTGCCAGCCGTGATGGTGTCGGTTGAAGGGGCGGGCGGTGTTCCGGCGATGATCCAGTTCGGCGACGGCGCGGGCGGCGTTCCGCCGATGACCCAGTTTCCGCTCGGCTGCACGACGCCTGCGGGCAGCGTGTCCATGTCCATCTCGGCCTGAAACGACACCCTCATGTAATCGGCGTCGACCGGCTCAATGGTGATGTCGCTGATGTAGCGGATGGTGTGCGCGACAAGCGTTTTTCCCGCCAGCCCGGCATAGTGGCTCTCGAGAGAAATTTTGTGCCAAGAGTAGCCGAACTGGTTTGCCCAGGACTGCCACGTCCACAATTGCGGGAGCGTCAGCACCAGCGACAGGCTGAAGATGTGCCGTTCGTTCTTCGCGCTTCGGCGCTGGCGCTTGTTCCCGTGTTCAAAGGTAACGGCGGTCATGCCGTAATCGACATCGACCTGGTAGCCTTCGATCTGCGGGCACGGCAACGTGCTGGGGTAATCGGTCATCACACGGCATCCAGATATTGCGTGATCATGCTCGGTGAGAACTCGGCGTTGACGCTGATTTGCACCGAGGATTCAGTGATGTTCCTGACCGACAAGCCGGACGTGAACCGGATCAAGTGCGGAGAAAGCCTCTTGCCCAGCCGCCCCGAATACAGGCTGGGCAGGTCAAGCTGAAACCAGTCATAGCCGTTGGCCTTCACCCATGTTTCCCAAGTTCCCCACTGCGTTACCGTCATCACGAAGGACAGGGATACGGAATGAGGCATCGTCCTGAAAATACGCCGCTGAACTTGTGACATCGGAATCTCGGAACGAGCAGCCCCCATCGCCACGTCGGCGCGGTAACCTGCGATTTGGACACACGGGAAGTCTGAGGGGTATGTCTGCATTGGTTACCTCAAGAACGCCATTGCGCCGGTGAAGACATTGGTGTCGTAGTTCACAGCCTCGACAGTCACCGTATTTTCGCCATTCGGCCTGACGACGGTGACCGTGAAATCGCGAACCAGCTTCGATTGCTCGCCAAAAACGAATGTCGTGAAATCCCACTCGTTGTCCACATCGGGGGTGAATGGCAGCGCAGCACCCGTGACGCAGATGTGCGGTTGCGGTCCTTGTGTAACCGGAATCGGATCTGTGACGCTGCCGTCGCGGCGTTTGAACATCACAAACTTCTGCCCGGCTCCTGACCAATCCAGATCATGATCAGCGTCAAAGCGGTTTGCGCCGATGACCTTGACAACCTGCCCGCTGTCGCCCCATTTCGGCACATTGTGCTGAATGCCGACACGGTCTCCCGGCTGCACAAGCAAGCCTTCCAACTCTGTATCGAATGTCACCCGTTTCCGCTGCAGGCGCATCCTGTTCCACACCAGACGGGCGTATTCCGCCGCGTGCGTCGGATTGATCACGCCTTCGACCTGGTACTTTTCCGGTCGCAGCGCACCGGCAGGATAAATCGAGTAGGCCGACCGCCAGTCTTTCTCGTTGATGTATTCGATTTCGACGCCGTCTGGCGCGTCTTCCTGATCAAACCCATACGAGATGCTCATCGTATCCGCGACGATGTTGGCATCGCTGAACAACGCGCTTCTGATCAACTTTACGCCGTCTTCCGCAATCGACATCTTCGCACCGAGCGGCAGCGGTTCGGCTGCATAGGGAATCGTCACCGACCGCAACGCCTCCCAGACCGTGGAGCGGTCGCGGAACACATGATCGAACGTGTACGCCGCCCACTTTGTTCTGATCGCTGTCAGCGTCGTCAGGTCGAGTTCGCCAACAGGCCGGTTCGCGCCGTAGACAGCCTGCGTGTAAATATCAGCGAACGCATCGACGGCATTGCGCGTGGCAATCTGTGAGCCGCCGCCCGCTGGCGCAAGCAACCGCTGTGCCCGGCAATAGATGCGGACAGCTGCATCGCTGCCGAGACCCTGAGATGCTTTCACGCGAACAGCCAGCAATGTCACATCGCCGTAGACTGGCGTTGTCGCGGTATCAAGATACAGCTTCAATCCCGTCCAGAGGAACCTGTCGCCGCCGTTGTTCGACGCGGGTTGAGCACTCATACGTTCAACCTTGACAGCCCAACGGGCAGACTTTGGCGCAGTGATCATGTACGAGCGGCGCAACGGAGAAACAATTTCCGCGCGGTTTTTCTCGCTTGTGCCGCTCGTCGTCGCTGTTCCCGTCGTGGCGTTGGTGTATGACGTGCTGGCAATTGTTGTTGCCGTGACCGTTGTAGTATAGGTGACGCCAAGCAAACTATCGGCATCGTCAAGTTCCATATAGTAGACGCGGAATTGTGTTGTTCGTCCTTTCTGATTTCCTGAATCGCCTGGGTCGTTCTGCCCGCCGGGGAAATTGATGTCGACCTGTATCTTGCTGCCCTTTTGCCCAGGTTTACAAGTCGCAAACCAGCCGGCAGAGTCGCCTGTGTTCATGAACTCCTGATTGGACACCTCGGTCGAGGTCACCACGTTTTCATGAAACCCGCCACCCATCGCAGCAGCGATGACGCCCATTTGCTTCTTGTGGTCTGCGGGTTTGAATGCTCGCCATTTCAAAACGCCATTTGGTAGCGTATCGGCATTGGTTTCACCGGCGAACACATCGAGGATATCAACATCACCTTGCCCAACCGCGCAAAGGACGTCCAGGTATTGCGTGCCGTTATAAAGCTCGCTGGTCAGGCTCGACTGGTTCCAGTCAATCCAAGTGTACGGTTGCGTGATGTAATCCGGCGTCGTCAGCACCTTGCCGTAGATGACCGGAATGGCTTCTCCCAGTCGGGCAGCGTTCTGGTCTGACGACACCTCGAAAGCCGATGCCGTCTTGCCTTTTTGCTTTACCTCTTTCGGCAGAAACGCCTGCATCACAAAATAGGTGACGACAGAAAGCGCGGCACTGATCAGGAAGCCGACCGCAATAGTCGTCAGCGTCACCGGATCGCCCGGCATCAGCGCGATGACGACGACGTCGTCTTGTTGCAGTTCATAGTCGAGGTTGTCGAGCGGCTGTTCTTCCGAATTGACAAACAGCTTCACCGGCATACCAAATCCGGTTGGATAATTGTTGACGAGCCAGTCGATAACTTTTTCACCAGCCGGACGCGGGTGAACCTCGCGGCTGGAGGGGTCGAGCGGATTGCGGAGGATTACTATGGCAGCCATCTGTAGTACTCCACCGCCGGGTAAAGGTTTGCAAAGCGCGAGAACGGATGCCACGTCGAGCCGAACGCCTTGGCCGCGTGCAGCACGCCGCCGCTGAACACCACGCCGACATGATGCGGGCGCAGCGTCGAACCCACAATCGCGATGTCGTAATCCGCAGGGCTCTCAACCCGGATCGACCGTCCACCCGCCGTCTCGCCAGCCAGAGCAGCAGAGATGGCCCTCGATGCCGCCTGCGGCCCTGACCCCGACGCATACCAGTCGGGCAGCTGCACGCCCCTGGCAGCCCTCAGGACCGCTGCAACAAGGCCGTAGCAATCATAGGCGTCCGGGCCGCGTGCGCCTTCACGATATGGGAGCCCCACGAAATCATTGATGTTCATCGGCGCAGCCCCGGATAGGCGTCATAGCGGTAGACGTTGTAGGGAAACGCGCGATTCAGCACATCCGACCGCGTGGCAATGGCCGACACCGACTGCCGGGTCATCTGCACGCTGGTGATGACGAGCGACAGCGGCGGTGAATTCTGCGGCTGCGATGAACTGGCGTCGAGGTAAACCCGGTAGGTGCAGCGGATTGGCTCCTCCGGCTTTGCGATAGCCAGTTCCAGCGGGTCAACAAGATCCTGCCCGATGTTCGCCAGCGTCAGCGACAGATCCTGGTTGCCTTCCTTGTCCACCGTCGGCAGCACGATGCGGAACGGCACCGGCAAGAACTTGACCAGACTTCCGTCCTCAAGCAGGAAATCCCATGCCGCATTGTCGTTGGTCAGGTAGTAAACCTGAGGGAACAAGCTGTGCGAAAACGACAGCGTCTCGATATACCGATGCGTGGTCGGTGCGGAGGCGTAGACTTCTTTGAGCGCGGCTGAGATCGTCACAGCATCACCCAGTTAAAGAACCTGCACGTCAGTGCAAGCATGAAGAAGAAAAACGTCAGCGACGCGGCAATGAACATGATCTGCCCGACCATGAAAGCGATGCGGTTGATCACCGTCCTGCCCTCCGCAAACCGTAGCCCGACTGGATTGCCCGGTCGATTTTGTTCCCGCCGCGCACCATTGCCGC